GATGGCGAAGCCGCTATTGGGGTTAATAACAACGATCTGTTTGTTGCGCTGCTGACTCCTTATGCATTGGAAGATGCTGGTGGTACAACTGGTAAGAAGAAATAAATCTTCTTATAAATAAAGAGGTCTTAGTGACCTCTTTATTTTTTATGTCTTTGACAACTTTGACATACTATTAAATTCTATAATATAGAAAGGAGCTCATATAAATTGGGATATAATAAAGACAATCCTAAATTCTTAGTAGGATTATATCAATCTCCTTTAACCGAAATAAGAGAATTTAAGAAAGAGTATGCTGTATCATTATGTATTCCTTCTGTATCTTCTTCTTATTCTGTATGCACCGAATACTTTAGAAAATGGGTTAAGAATAAATTCCAACCAGACTTTTTTAAGTCTGAGTATATTGCTGGCAGAAATATATTGAGAGATTTCTTAAGTAAAGATATGATTGATAACTTAAGAAAGAATAAGCCAGCATTGGCTATTAAACCGCAGTTAGACTATAGCTTTAATAGAGAGAATACAGATCTATATTTATATGGTCGGAATATCTACAATAACAGAACCAGATTTAAAGACTGTTTCTTTGTAAATCCAATCAATAAGAATATGCTTAGTGTAGAGTTAGAGCAGATTCGAGTAGAATTTGCTGTACGTATTAAAGTATCATCTTATAATACAGGAGTAGATCTGTATAAGTTCATGCAGATGGCTTTTCGTTCACAAGCCACAGAGACTAGATTTGCTGATATAGATTTTCAGATTCCAAGAGCACTTATGCTGCAAATAGCCAGAGATGCTGGATTTGAAATCGTTGGAACAAATGTAGCTGATAATTGTGCATTCTTAGCATTTATGAATAAGCATTCCAGACTTCCTATTGTATGTAAATTCAGAGGAACTAAGGGAGAATACGAGTATTTCTTAAAGATGACAAATGTCTATACTCACTTCCGTTGTGCAGAGGTAGATTTGGACGATGGAGAACGAGAAGGACAAACAGATAATAACTTTGTTGTATCTACACAAGTAGAACTTCTTTTCTCTGCTCCTAAGTTCTATGCTTACTATGCGAAAGATAAGCACGATTTTGGATTAATTGATAATACTCTTCAATGTACAATCTATAACCTATATACAGGACCTATTCCTATGAAGAATGCTTCTGGATGGAATCGGTATATGGAAACCACATATACTGAAGATAACGATGAGTATAATAGGCATGAATTATCAGAAATTATGTTTAGAGAAGTCATAGAAACTACAGCTATAAAGAACTCGTTATTTAAGATTGCAGAGTATACCAAGTCAATCTTTATATCTCCAGCATCGTTTATGGATATCAAACTATTCAATGGTTCTAAAGAGGTTCCTATAGAGATTGATTGGAATACATATACAATCAAAACGTTAGAAGTATTAAAAGAACAATCATCTCAATTGGTGTTCTATGTAGACTTAGAGTTTATCAATAACTATGCAATCAATACACAAAAAGGATATTCTAAGAGAGTAGAAGACAATAATAATATGGTATAAGCATTATGAATTCCACTGGGTCATATGACCCAGTGGATATTATTTGTGCTAATTGGTAAACCCTGTTGGGGTGACCATAGAGTATATGACTGTATTTGCTTTCTCTTGAAATTCTTTTTTGTCATAGAAGCTAGTAACCAAAGCATTCTGATTGTTGATGCTCTCCTTTAAGTATCTGGTGATACTTGTTCTGGAATTATTCATCTCATTATCAAGAGCAGTTATTGTATGTTTGTATGTAAAGTTATAATAGATTCCCAGTAAGCCAGCTAAGATCAGCATACATGTAAACAATGTAATCGATATCTTAGATTCCATTGTGTGAATCGAAAGTTCCATAATTATCATACCCTTCTTTTAAGTAGTTTAAAATCTAAGTACACATTTATGTGTAAAAGTTTTATTCATACTTTTAAGATTAATCTGAGGGAATCTATAATCTGGATGTACTGCATTGCAATTCGATTGATAGTTATAATTCTTTTCTATCGTTTCTGAGAATAGAAAGAAGAAATCTATGTCTGGATATTCTACTCCATCTATTGGTTGTATCTTAGATAGCAACCCAATTGATCTTGGATATTTGAATATATTGATAGAAAAGTATCGTTGAAATTTGACTGGATATTTTTGATCTATCAGAAGATAACAGTTATATCCAGCATAATATTGTGTAGTTGTATTCTTCATCATTTGATCATTGTATATATCGTCTCCCACAGCTAAGTCATAAGCAAACCCTTTAAGATGAAATGGGGAGAATTGTATATACTGATTACTATGAGAAGATTGAAATAAAGATTGAGAAATATTGGATTGATTGCAATACCGGAATTCTTTATCAAACCCCGATCCATAAAAATACATAGATCCATCACTAAAAGAACTATATAGATGCAGGCCACATCCATATAGTCCAAAGTATTGAATATCTTGTTTAGGAACTGATGTAAAAGATGTATAAGTATAACGATCTACTTCTCTTACAATCATTCCATTCTTGTATCGGATAAACCATAAGAATGGCTTATCTGAAATATTGGTATAGTATGGTATGTCTTGCACCAAGTCTAAGTTATGATCCATATACTATACCCTCTATATTAAGTATAGTATCCAGATACACGTACCTTAAATTGATGCAGACCTTTCAACGCATTAATCTTAGGAACAACTTTTAAACAAATCTTTGCTACGTTCTCAGGATTAGCATCATAAGAACCAGCATTTTCTGCTCCACTGATTTTGAAATCAGCTTTTGTAGAAGCAGCTCCATCATTGGCACAGATCATTAATTTATCATCTCCGCCAATTGGAGTCATATCTTTGATTCCATCTCCATTTAAATCAGGAGATAAAGCTTCACAGGAGGCTTGTACCCATTTATCCAGAACCACTTGTTCGTTCAAGTTATCTCCAGATATATTTTTTGTAGTAATATAGGCACTTACCAGATCTGCTGCTGTACCAGTAGAGTTTCCTCTATTATTCCAGATATGAAGAACTTTTGTTTCTGACTCAGGAAGACTGGATCCGCTGTTTACATCCAGAGTTCCAACTTTCCAAGGTCTTGTAATTTCTATATCATGCTCATCACAAATGGAAATGACTGGTGTTGTACTACTTGGCATATAATGATCACCCCTCTTTCGTAATCAGGGGAACAAACTTGTTCTCCACATAACGATATACACATTTCTTGGTAATATATAATTTATTCTCAGAAGGAGACGGTAAAGCCGTCAATGCTTCGTAAGAATCTACAAACTGAATGATAGAATCTAATTTAGAATCTATATCTTCTTGCTTCTTATTCACTACAGCAAAACGATAACCTGTCATATCTCCGGAGCAGTTTAATTCTTCTCCAATGATATGAGGAGTTGGTACACCATCTTTGGTTACAGAATAAACAGTATTCCCAGCCAATACAAAGATTCTTCCAGAATCATCACAAGTAATTGCATTTAATACATCAATAGGCAATTTAAATTTCTGAAGATCTCCAGATTTAACATCTACTTTAGCTAAGTTATTTCCTTCTTCATCTGAACCAATAATCCAGATATGGTCTTGGTTATCAAAAGCCATCTCTTTAGATAATGTTAATGCTTTTTCTACCAATTTGATTGGATTGGAACAATAGGCAATCTCTAATGATGCTGTACTATAATGAACTTTAAACAAAGATCCATCTTCTCTAAGAATATAGAGATTTCTATGATTATCTACAATAACATCTACAGGTTTTACCGAGTCTGTATAGATATTTTTGTAGTTGGTATATTTACAAGAGAATGAGTTAAGTATAGCAATCTCATTACCATGACCATCCGGTAATGTACCGCATACATATCCGGTCCCATCAGAGTCTATAATACTCTTTCCGGGGCCAATTTGATTAGATATTATAGTTTCATATCGAATTTGATCATCATGAATAATAGATATTCTATTCTCTTCTGTATTAGATACGAAAAATGGTGTACTATATACACCAGTATTAGAATCACAAGTCGGATATCCTTCTGAAATATAAGAAGCACCATCAGCTACTCTAATAGTTTTGATAAACTTTTCAGATACGATATCAAACTTAAATATTTTATGTAGATTACAAGACAGTACATATACAGATTTACCATCTGACGTTACTGTAATGTGGCATTTACCCAATATATCTGGCAGCACAGGAAAATCATATGAGTTAATTAAACTCATATCTTCTGTTTTATAAGCCATTAACTTATTTTGCTTAGTATCTACCAGCCAAAGAGTCTTTAAGTATTCCACCATTATATTCCTCCTTTAATAGGTCACTATTACCTGTATGTTTTAGAGACCATTATTTATTAGTCTTAGAATGATTGTCTGTTTGGATATATGTATTATTGATTGTGGTATAATGGTTATCATGCACATCAGAAGTTGGATTCTTTCTATGTTCTTCTATGAGCTCTTTGATATTGATATTTAATCCAATCAGTTTCAGTAAGAATCCAATAATGACTATAATAATACCTTTTGGTTTTAACGTATGAATTTCTTTCACTATTCTTAGAATAGTTTCTGTTAAGTTATATCCTAAGAATCCAATCAGAATAATAATACCAGTAAGAGCTTTTACACCGAGCTCATACCGTTTGCATAAAGGATAAGCAATATAATAAGAAATCAGCGTACTCATAATAGTAGATATGAATACTTCACTGAGTTTGAATTTTCTTTGGTCAATGACTTTTGATACATAGCCCTTCAAAAAGCTCCCAATTAACGCAAAAATAAGAATAGTGACAATTGTAAATATCTCTTCCCATAATTCTGCGTCATTCTGCGGCATGTACATCACCACCTGTTCGATGTTTGGTGTGTCTGATATATATATTAGAACTCATAATGCCAACCAAAATACATCCAAGCAGGAGCAACGAAATAAGTGTCCCTATGAAGGCTGTTAAGAATAACAATGCATTCATATTATACTTATACTCATCTATTAAAAAATCGTACCGATTGATATCATATATGAAAGGCTTAATCGCATAAAAAACATTGATTTCTCTGACTATGATAAAATCATAGTCATCAGGACTGTCATTTAAAGATACATAAATAGGTACAAGGATATTATAGTTGATTAGTTCTCCAGTTGGGGTTGCACGAATAATACTTTCTAGGCTATACTTATTCGGATTAGTAATACCTATAATAAACCGATTTTGAGTAGCCACATCAGATTCCCAAAAAATTAAATTATGTCTGTTTGATAATAGCTCAAAGATTGCATTTTGAGCCAATGTTTTATTGATCTTATTATTAACTATCTCAGACCAAGGGATCAGTTCGGTATGAGGATATAGAGTTCCTATATCTTTTATATCCAGTATACCATATTTATTGGAAATAAACAAGATATGATCCGTTAAATTGATATTAAACATTTTTGTTATTTTCATATCGTATATGGTAATACGACTTAATATACGGGTCAAGTCTTGGGATATAATATCTGTTTCGTTACGGTTAATGGAGTCTGCCAATAATCTCTTATTTTCATCAGTCAAATGAAGTTTAATTGCACTGGAAATAAACTCATTTTGCATCTTGCCTTGATTGATTCGATTATGTAAGATATATTCTATATTTTCTGCTTTACTATGCTGCATACGATCTACATTATATCCGATATCTTTTTTAATAGAATCTAAGTTATCGAAGGTAAGAACGACCGTAAAATATAAGCAGATAATTGGTATAATAACCATTAAAATATTTAATGGCAATTTTAGCCGTTTTTTACAGGTTGTTTTGGTTAACGATTTAAGTTTACGAATTTCTGTCATTTCAATAATATACCCCCTTTCTCAAAATTATAACGGCATCTATATGCCGGATTACTACTATGTCAAGTGCAAAAGTGCCCATACTAACATAGTAGTAATCGAAGCTAAAGCTATTGAAATACGCTCAAAAAGGAGGTATCCTATGGCAGGATTTGATAAAGAAAATAAACTTATTTATGAGGATTTATCACCCTCATTACAAGCTCTATTGAAAAACAAAGTAAAACTATCAGATCTGCTTGTCTTAATCGACAAGCTGCAAAAAATTGATGGAAAATTAGCTCAAACATTAGACAACTATATTCAGAAAGATAAAATCTGGCAGGCATTGCATAGATATCCAACCAACTATGTACCGGCTGATACATCTAATCAAGGTTGGAATAAATTAGGATTTTGTATTATTAATTACTCCATTGATGGAAAGATTAATAAACAGCCTAAACAATATGGGCAATTATTAAATATACCCTATGGAGAGCCAGGAACAAGTTCTAATGAATCTACTCAGATTTGGATAGATCAGAATGGTGGAGATATTAGAGTTCGTGGTGGAAATAGTGATATAAAAATCAATAATCAACCATTTAAGAAACTATTAACAGAAGAATCTGCTTATCCAATTGGCAGTATATATATGACAACTAAGCCGGGTAATCCAGCTAATGTAATTGGTTATGGAATATGGGTACAGATTAAAGGAGCTTATCTGTATGCCACTGGAGCTGATATGGGCGACATCAATGCTTCTACTGTTAGAGAAGGATCAAACAAAGTTAAACTGAATGCGGCCAATATGCCGGCCCATTCTCATACCGGCAGTACTTCTGCAGATGGAATTCATAGTCATACTCTACATACTAAATTCGATCCAGATGATTCGGCCGGTATTAATAAACCAGAAATATTTCCTTTTAGTGGTGATGATTGGTGGGAAGGTGAACGTGATTTTTCAGTAGATAATGCTGGACAACATGCTCATACCTTTACTACAGATAGCGCAGGAGAAGGTAAAGAGTTTGAAATAGCTCCATTACGAGTACCGATCTATGCATGGTATCGTTCTTCATAATTGGAGATGATCATTATGACTAACGAAGAAAAAGAAATTCGAAGAGTAAGATATGATCAATTATCTTCATCTATGCAAGAGTGGTTTGATGATATAGTTTATAAGGACAATGAAGCCTATGTTAAACTTAAACAAAAAATAGAAGAAGCATATGCTGCAATAGAAGAGGCCTTTGGTCCTATTGGTTAAAAGAGGTGATGTGCTAATGTCAAAAATAATTAAAAAAGCTTTTGGAGACAATTCTCATTATAAGCTTTTTCGATACCCCTATGATGATACGCAAATTCATGAAGAAGATACTATTAATAACGAAAAAATAGTCATCAGATGGATTGGTAATGATCAAGAAGAACTATATTTTTATAATAACTGCTTAACAAAAGTAAAAGAGATAGAACCAAATCTCCGTGTTTATCAAATCGACAAAAACAAGGACTTGGTGATTGGGTGGAAAAGAAAAGACGAAGCCACCCCAAGAGTAGAACTTACCATAAATGGCGTAAAAGAACGAGTTCTAACTGCGAGTAATCAAGAAGTAACTTCGAGCACTATTCTTCATATAGGAGATAAGATTCATTTTGCCCCAACCGCGTCGTCTAACATACAAAGATATGATACAGAAGCACACGATCCCGACTCTATTACTTGGACAAAGGCTAAAACAATTACAGATTATGGCGAAATACAATTAAATTACCAAAAAGTAGAGTTAATACGTATAGACCAAGATCCTAAAACTCCGTTTACTATAGTAAACAATTCAAAGGCTAATATTGTAATTACAAATCCGTATGATAATAATAAAGTTGTTCATACGGGAGATGCTGTATTCTATAAGCATAATTTCTTCCATGCAACAATGAATGAAAATTATGCGTTTGATCCGGATAATTCGCAGTTTATAGAATTAGTAGATAAATCGGCAAATTTATATAGAATAACGGATAATAATCCTTATTTCAATATAAAATATGCCGGTAAAGTTAAAATTGTAATACAAGATCCGTCAAATTATAATGTTGAATATCGTGTTGCTGACGGAGGTCTTATTAGCAATAATGACATGTTACCAGTTGGCAGTATAATCAAAATACGATTAACACGCGATAATGTCGATTTAAAAGATATGCCAGAACATACTACACTGGTTAGCCAGACTTTCTGGAATACTGACGACGATCCTTATGATTTGCGAAAAGACTATAATGTTAAGATTAATGAAGAAGAGGATTTAACTACAATTACATTAAAACCTCCGCAGCCTACACCTAGTACTGTATTTAAAACTAACGCAAATAAGTATAATGATAAAGTGACGGTAGAATCACACATAAATCATGTAACAGCAGACCCACTTCCATCAGATCCCACCTGGTTTAGTCAGTTCGAAGTTGTTAAAATTTCTTTTAAGGGTAATTATGGTGAGACTGGATATAAAATCGATAGCGTCCAAAATGCGATACATTGTGGAGAAGATTATTATCAGGCAAATAGTGCTGAATGTATCATCAATATATCAGAAGTATCTGATTATAAATTACGAATATTGAAATCTACTCCAGGAGCCACAGCAGAAGAATGTGGTGTATACGATATGGAAGTCCAGAACAAAAAATATCCTGATGGAGCTATACTCTCATTAAATAAAGTAATTAGAATAATTCCTCAAGAAAACTTTATAATCGATCAAGATAGACTTGCAGATTTAGAACTTGTTGATTCTAATATGTCATCATATAAAGTTACTGGTCTTAATCCTACAGTAGCTACAAAGGTAGCGCCTTTTGTTACCGTCACTAATGAGAATCCCGATCAAATCGTAATTCGAACTACGAAATATCCTCAAATTACTTTATCTACATATCCAGACAATACACATGTGCGTCTTGATAATCAGATTACAGTGGATATCGATTCACCAACCAGAAGAAGTTTCAAAATAATACATACTGGGCTTGAATACCTGAATTTCAGCGATTATTATAAAGTAATTGGGATGAATGTAAATGTAAAAATTGCTCCCAAAAAACCTCCGTTGCAGATAAAATTGTCTGGTCCAAATATCGAGAATGCTGTATATAATGATAGTATAAGTCGGGGTGTTGAAAATAATGATCCTGTCTATGAGGGCGAACGAATTATGTTCAAATACCCCAATGGTTTTACAACTCTAACCGAAGTAGTTGGGTTCGATGTACTATCTGAGCATCCTGGTTATCGAAATACATATATAGTTAAAGAAGATGCCACAGAAGTAAAACTAACATGGGCAGAAAATGGCAAAGCTCATTTGAATAATACTACTCCACAAATCATTGTAGTATCTACCGTAGAGACTGAGGAGCCAGAAGCTATTACTGATTTCCCAGAAAATGTTCTTCATATAGGTGAACGATTCAAAGTAGCATATTTCTACAGTGTCGAGCACCCTGAAAATTATGAAATCAAAGCAACCAATGCTAAATTTTTAGAAGTTGATGAAGAGGATGGTGCACGTATTTATAAAATCACAGGTGCTAATTCTACAATAAAAGCTATACCTAAACCTAAAAATGTAACTGTTTATATTCCTAAACCCGATGATACTAAATATACTGTTCTTCAGGAAAATGATACTCCTATTACAGATGGCGCCATATTGAAGTCTGGGGAATCATTTAAAATTAAAATGATTAATAAGAATTACGAATATACAAG